TGCTGGCGCAGTGCGAGATCGCCCGTGCCCGTCAGGGCAGTGACCGTGTTGGTGCCGCCGATGCCGGGCAGCGTTGCGGCGCCGGCGTATGCCGTCGGATCGTTCGCGGCCAACCCAGGCGCCAGGCCGCGCAGTGTCGCGCGGTCTGCTAAGTCCTGCTGTGAGGCATTCGCCGCGAGTTGGTTCCTCTGGTTCTGTATCCACTGCCCCTGCTGCGCGTTGTAGAGCGCGTTGACCCCAGGAGAGGGGTCCACCATGGTCTGGGCTTCAAATGTTGCCATCAGTAGGGACTCGGTACGCCGTAGATCGACGGCGTGTAAGGACTACCGACTGTCGGACCAGCGCTACCCGCCCCGCCGCCGCCAAGCCCACCATACCAACTCTGGAATTGCGGACTGCTGAGCAGGCTGTTGGCCTGTGTGCCGAAGCTTTTCGCTTCATTGCCGTAGATCGAGCTTTGCGCCGCGGCAGCGCTTGTGTCGGTCTGTGCCGCCGCGTTAGCCGTCGTTGCATCGCCCGCCGCCGCGTTGGCGCCGGTGGTCGATAAGTTGGCCAGCCGGTTGTAGTACTGGCTGAAGTCCGAATTGGCCAACCCCTGGCCGAACGTCTGCTCGGCCTTGAGCGCGGCCCCAGAGCGCAGCATCCCGGTGGCTGCTGCACCAGCATCAGTCGCGCGCAAGCCCTGTTGCATCTGCCATGCATAACCCGGCGACTGCTGGTAGGTGGACATCGCCTGGTTCGCGGCGTCCTGGCCGTTCAGCCCGAGCAGGTTCGCCGTCTGGGTGTTGGCCTGGCCGCCGGTATCGACCCACGGCTGGGTTCTAGCGATCTGCTGCTGGTATTGCGCGTTAGCCTGATCCTGGCCCGACTTGATGGCGCTTGATTGCATGGCGCCGCCAATGAGACTGCCGGCTACGCCTACGCCAGCGGCTGCAACTGCGAACGGCATCTCAGTCCTCCAGTTCCAGGTCGGCGCGCTGCGCAACCGCAGGCTCGCCATCCTCGATGTGGTCAGCATTGTGGATGCAGATCAGACCCACATCCGGTGTCAACGAAAGAAACCGATGCAAGGTATGCGCGGGAATTGAGAGCATCGCTGGAGCGTGGAAGTCACCCAGCAATTCCTCACCACGCCATGCCCTCACCGCTCCAGCCGTTATAGCGGTCACATGACCGGTCTCATGGCTATGTTGCGGTAGCAACGTACCAGCATCCGGCACTGTGTATGCTTTGGCATAGATACCAGCGAAGATGGTCAATGCCGTGGTGACTGGCTGATTGGGCGCGCGTTTCATGGCTCGCACCGCATCGAGACAATGCAGCAGATGCGGTCGCACTCGCCGATATTCTCAATCGAGTGCATCAGCAGATTGTCGAACGTCCACACGGTTCCCGCTGCGAACTGACACGCCTCATCCTCACAATGCACATGCGCCGATCCGGCCAGCGTCAGATGCGCCTTGCAATTGTAGTAGCGAGGCGCCCAGTTTCCGGCATCCGAGTGCGGTTCGATCATCTTGCCGGGCGGCAGCTTCGTGATGAGGATGCTGCCGAGTTCCACCGCGGCGACACGCTGCATCAGAGCAAACACCATCGGCCGGAGCGCCGGCAATTCGCGCCACGCCGGCCAGAACACGTTCCGGTGCTCCAGCCGCCGCGCCTCCATCGTGACCTGATCCTCTGGCATGTAGCGCACGGTGATGTCCGTCATCGCCGCATGCGGCGTTCCGGGATACAGCCGCCGCTCCGGGTTGCGGTCCCACAGATGCGCCGCCCGGTTGAGTTCCAGCAACACCGGAACCGTGTCCACGCCAGAGGCAAGTTGCACGAACCGCATCACCCCTCCGGGGAAGAGGACCAGCCCACGAACGACGGGCTGGCCCTCGACCCTACCTAAGCCGTATACAGATGCTAATCTTGACTCGGATTAGCACGCGTACGCCGGCACAGGACCACCCTGGCCGGCGTTTCCGTATCTAGCACACGGCTAGCGTGCTCTGCGCGCCCAGATCGTGCCGTCCGCCGTCACGCCGCCGCTGGTAAACGTGGTCGCCGCCACCAGATACGCCGTCGTCGGAGCGGCAACGCTCACCCGCACCGCGCCGCCAGTGCCGATCTGCTGCGACGAGCCGCTGCCCAGCGTGCCGCTGACCGTCGTTGACCAGCGGTTATAGTCGCCCGATACCGTCGAGACCCCGGCGGTCACCCGTGTCAGCACGCCCGTCGCCACGAACTGCACATTACCCGACACGTCCCAGTCGCCCGCCGTCAGCGCCAAGGTCGCCACATTGGTCGGCGTGCCGTTGCCGAGGCCAACACCGCTGCCGCTGGCGAACAGATACTCACCGAGGTTGCCGGCCGCGGCGTCCGAGCCGTCGGTGACGCCCTGCTTCGGCTGCATCGCCCCCAGGTTCGTCGCCACATCCTGATAAAACGCCGTCCAGGACTGGGTATGCTGCCCGTCCGCCGTCACTGGCGGATCGTTGGCGGGTGGTTCCAGCGTTGTGACAACCATCAACTCGCTCCGCTGACGATATCGGCATCCACGGCATAAAGCGTCGTCGTGCCGTGCGTGGTCACACGGAACACGCGCTGGCGGAAACTGCCCAGCCGCGTTGTATAGACACGCTTGCGGGTTTGATACTGCGTGCCGGCGTTCATCACGCGCGGGCCGCCGGTCCAGCTAAAGCCGCCATCGTCGGACCATTCGAGCATCACGTCGCCGGCGGGAAATCCGCCGCCAACTTCCATTTCAATCTCGACCCTGGCGCAGAAAGCCCGCCGGGTATTCGCCCACAGCACCGGCAATGTCGCCTGCCGCATGACGGCGACGCCGTCATCGGTAGCCAGTGACGGCACCGGCAGAAAAAGTTTGCCGCTCTGACTATCGCCCAACAACGGCTCAGATGAGAACGTTGGCGTCGCCGCATCGGGGAGCCAGCGCGCCGAGCCGTCGGTGGAGCTAGAGCGGTTGTGCCAGCAATCGGTCGCCACGTCGTAGACCAGCGTCCGGTTCACGAAATTGATCGCATAGAAGATGTGCCCATCCTGGGCGTAGGATATCGCGGATAATATGTTCGTCGACGAGTGCTGGCGGATCAGCTCCTCGATGGCGTGCGTGCTGACGCGCTTGGCAGTATACCCGACAGACCGCATCACGCTGCCCTGGGCCGACACCCAAAACACCGAGCTGTCGGCGAGCGCGATCGAGCGTGGGGTGCTGGCAGGGAATGGGATGAAGCTGCCGGCGCGGCGGCGGAACGGAAAGTCCTGGTCGCCGGAATCGTACCAGACCTCGATCCCGGTCACGCCCATCAACCACAGCTCGCCACGTTGGGTGATGACACGATCCAAGGTGTTCGGCACGGCGTCAGGCGAGGCGAAGTCCAGCGCGTCGAAGTCCGTCGGGTCCATCAGCAGGCATACAAAGAACTGGTTGGTGACGACTGAGTTGAACACGAAATAGCCGTTGAGATAGGTGACCGACCCGGCATTGCCAGGGAACGTCCCGCCGAGTTGGCTCAAGGGGCCGTCATGGGTGCAGGTAAAGGCGTTCGGCGGCACACACACAACGGCGCCCATCACCCCGGCGGCAATCGTCACCATTTGCCGGTAGTCCTCCAACCCCGGGACAGACGGCGTGCCAATCTCACCCAGGTCGTCCACAACGATGGGATCATCCGGGCTGGCGCTGAAATTCAACCGATAGAACCGCGTCCCGCTGGCGACATATATTTTGCTCGGAAAGTCAGCGTTCATGGCTTTGATCGGCCCGGTGCCCACCACCAGTTGGGGATCGAGGCCCGGGGTCGGCATTAAAGCCGCCTGCGTGCGGGCGTCCGCCGGCTCCTGTTCGGAAAAGAAGTTGACCAGCAGGGCGGTGGCCAGCGGTGGCGACTGCGCATGCTGATAGCTTTGCGTCGGGAACGGTATGCGCTGCATTCCGCCGGTCGGTGCCGGCGCTGCGGTCTGCGTGCTAGACATTGCCATTCTCCAGCATCAGGCAAGCCTGGCCGGCGATCAGTGGCGCCCAGCGCAGCGCCACCAGTCGCTTGATGTCCGCCACCTCCTCGGCCGTCAATGACACAGGCGCGGACGCGGCGTAGATCCGCGACGCCACGCTATACCGCTGGATGCTGCGGGCCGGCGTCAGTGTGCCATGCTCATCCGGGGCCAGCGCCAGCAGCGCCTCGGCCGCCACCAGCCCGAGCGTGATAGGCCGCTCGCTCTCTGGCGTCTCCCGCAACGGCTGCCCCGACAGCGTCGTCAGGTGTGCGGAGAAGTCGATCACCATGGCGACGCATGGCACGGCACGTAGTAGGTCGAACCGCTGCCTGCCTTGATCGCCAGATAGTTCTGTGGCGAGAAGTTGGATGGGGTGGTCGCCACGCCTGGCGCCGTTGCGAACCACACCAGACCAGCGGCCTTCGGACCCAGAAACAGATCGATGTCGGTGTCGGCTCCTACTGAGAATACCCCAGGAGGCGTACCGGCGTTACCTGCGCCCATGGCCAGGTAGTTCACTGCCGTGTTGCTGGCCTCGATCAGGAAGATCGGATTTTCCGACGCGAAGCCGGGCGAGACCAGGCTGTAGAAGGCGATGCCTGTATTATTAAACACCATACCGGTAATCGCCGCGGTGCTCGACAGGTCGCTGCGGATGTAGCCGGCCGGGGTGCCGGCGCCGCCCGGCTGTTGCCAGCGAATCGTATGTCCCTTGCCCATTTCAATAGCGACGGCCGTGCCGGTGCTTCCATCAGTGCCGGCAATGGCGTCCGCCTGGAATACAATTCCCTTGTCAAACAGTGCGCCTGTGCGTGCTGTCGCGTTGCGGGTTTGCTCGGAGATGATGACGATAGCGGCCGAGGCAGGGTTGACCGGGCCGGCTATAGCCTGCTCCCCGCCAGACCCGATCAGATGCCCGACTGTCATGCCGGGCTGCGCTGCACCATAAGCCGAGACATCGACCACCGAGCCGACGTTGGCGATCTCGACCTCCATGGCAAAGGCCGATCCGGTGCCGCTGTTGCCCCGCACGGCGTGGCCATAGAACCCCCAGGCGCCGCCGCCTGGGGGTGAGACTGCGATGTCGTTCTGAGCATAACCAACGACGCCGACAGCGGCGTTATACGTTGCGGAGGGCTCGTCGGATGTGCGCGCCGCACCCGTGA